TTTTAGTAAGTTATATTTTGTATGGAAAGGTAATACGAAGCAGTAGAGCTAAAAAATAGACTTACATTACTTGACGGAAATCCATCCGCACCACCATAATTATAAGCATTTAAAATTCTATGTGTTAATTGATAATTGCTGACATAATTTGAATTTATAATAGAACCTGGTATATTAATTCGTAAAGGCTGCTGGAATAGATTTGAAGAATTCGTGTTTATTGCTAAAAATTTAGATTCAGCTATGTTTGTACCTAGAGTCGAAGCGCCATATGATACTATAGTTGATATGTGAAACACTTTAGGATTTGCACTAGTATTTAACGCTGGAAATAATATATTAGGATATAATTCAACACTTACAGTAGTATTTCCATGAATATAATTTGAAAAAGTAGCTAGTTGTAAATTTAATGTTGAAATGTAAAAATCAGAATTATTTGAATTATATGCCAACTGATTGCCATTATTGCCTTTGTATTTAATTGAAGAATTATTGAAACTATCATAGAAATAAGCTGAGCTTAATGTGCTTATAATGACATTTACATTATTACCACCAATAACAAGAGCATTTGCAGCATTTAAATAATAATTTGTACGATTATTCAAAATATTTGTAACAGAGCTTACAAGATTTGATGTTAATACTGTAGTTGTTGATGTTAGCGAAGCGGTTGAAACATATCCATAAGTACCAAGGTTTCTTATTACATAAATTACTAAGTCAGTACTGACATAACCAAGATTTCCTAATCCTACTAAACTACTTTGTAGTGACAGTTGTAGTGTTGATGATGAAACATAACCTAGAGACCCAAGATTTGTCACAGTGCTTAAATATCCTAGGTTACCAAGACCTTTAATAGTGCTATATAATGTTAATGAACTAACATAACCGCTTGTTCCTAAGCCTGTTAATGTACTTCCAAAAAAAGCAGAGCTTAGATACCCAAGAGTACCTAACCCATTAATTGTACTATACAAAGTTTGTGAAGAAATATACCCCGCTCTTCCAAGACCATTCACTGTGCTTGTAAGATTTGGAGTGCTTAATGAACCCGGCAAAACACCCGTTGAAATATTATACATATATGTGTTTAAAGTGTTCAATGTTGAAGGCAAATATCCAATATTTTGACCATATGAGCTAATATTGTATAAAATATTTTGCCATTTAATATTACCTGTTCCGTCAGTGGACATAATATAATTTGTTGAAATCGGTAAATTCGTATTAGGATCTATTGCTAATAAACTTCTGTATAATTGGTCCATGCTCCGTCTATTAAAGAAAAAGAATCAATACTCTTTATAAGTAGCGAACAGATGACAGGGAATGGAGGATTATTACAACTTGTCGCAATGGGTAAACAAGATATATTCTTAACCGGAAATCCACAGATTACATGGTTTAAAATGGTATATAGACGTTATACGAATTTTGCTGTTGAATCTCAAGCATTATTTTTTGATGGTGACCCAGACTTTGGAAAACGACTTTCATGTTTAGTGCCGAGAAGAGGTGATTTACTCGGTCCATTAGTCTTAGAAGTTACATTACCTCCATTAACACTTACAGATGGGACGCCCGTATCCTATGTAAATGCAATCGGTCATGCATTAATTGATGAAATTACTCTTGAAATTGGTGAGCAACAAATTGATACACAAACCGGCGAGTGGATGGAAATATGGTCTAATATGACTACAACTGCCACACAGAGACAAGGTTTCAACGATATGATTGGTAAAGTAGATGATTATATAACTCCTCAGAATTTTGGCCCTTTAAAGCTCTATATCCCATTACGTTTTTGGTTTTGTAAAAATCCTGGCCAGTATTTACCACTACTTGCGCTTCAGTATCATCCTATTCGTATTAATCTTAAACTAAGACCTTTACAAGATTTATTTTTCAGCCCATCATCTGTCGATACCGCAGTATGTGATACGCTTGCTGTAAACCCTGTAAAGATTACAGATTTACGCTTATTTGGCGACTATGTATATCTTGATGTAGAAGAACGTAGAAGATTTGTAAGTAATACACATGAATATTTAATTGAACAAGTTCAATATACTTCCCAAATATCAATCCCAGTTGGCGCAACATCTTCTACGGTACGTCTCGAGTTCAATCACCCAATTCGTGAATTACTCTGGTTTATTCAAAGGTCAAAAATGGTTTCTCGCCATGAATACTTCAATTATAGCAGCACAAGTATATTAGAGACTGGTGTTCGTAAAGATTTATTACAAGATGCAAATATACAACTTGACGGATATGATAGATTCGATCGCAGAGATGCTGGTTATTTCCGTTTAGTTCAGCCTTATTATCATCACACTGTAGTTCCGAATAACTTGTTTTTATATAACTATTGTTTCGCTTTGAGGCCTGAAGAGCTACAGCCATCTGGCTCGTTGAACGCTAGTAGAATTGATAGTTTCGTTTTACAAATGAATATTGTTCCCGATTCAACAACTGGTGCTACTCCTCCAAGAGATAATGCTTACACACGAGTTTATGCGACAAATCATAATGTACTGAGAATTATTAATGGATTTGGTGGGTTACTATTTACAATTTAAAAGTATTACAAAAATAGGTTATGGTATCTCTACCACATGTTCGAAAAATCACAATACCTACTTGGACATTTAAATGGATAACATTAGTGTTTGGGTTTTTTGGCTTAGATCATTGGGCGTTTGGCTCTGGATATACTGGTGGTATAAAATTAATAGTAAATTTGTTTACATTAGGTTCATGGTATGTGTACGATGTAATACAAGTATGGTCTAGTACAAGAGAGGATGGAATGAGTATAAAAGATCAGGGATTACAAACACCATTTGGATTTAAGGATTATATTGGAAAGGGTAGTTTTGATAATGAAGCATTAGCTAATATGAGTAAAAATACTCAATTATGGTTATGTTTCTTAGGTATTGGTATATTTAGCATATTATTTTATTTTACAGGGTTTTTTATATCAAACGATAGTGGTATAGTTAGTACAATTTTATTTGGAATAGCAACAATTTCATTCTATGCGGCCTTATTATTAGCCGCCTATACACTATATTTCTTTTTTAGTGGTTATATGCCAGCAAATTTTATGGCTGCTAAAGCTGGGTTAAATCCAACTGGTATACCGATATCTACAAGAAGCACTGGTGTAGGCGCCTTGTCATCTAAATTAGCTCAAGCTTCAGCATTTAGAGGGTTCGGTGGACAAATGCAAGGTGGAGGCCATGAATTTGATGCAATGATAGAAACAACAAAAAAAGCATTTGAAGTTCCTAAAGTTTCAAAAGATCATATATATTTCGGATTAATTTTATTAGCCTTACCATTATGCGGATTTGCTGCGTATATATTAACAAAAAAGAAAGAGGCTGTCAAAAAGGATGAAGTATCTAGAGACCCAAGAACAATTTGAAGAATTAATTGGTCGTAGTAGCAGTAATGATGTCGAATTACCACCAATTACTATTATTTGGTTTAGTGCCGAATGGTGCGGCCCTTGTAAAAGAATTGGCATTAATCAGCTAGTATCAGAATTCAATGTAAACTGGCTCAAATGTGATGTTGATATGAATAACTATACGGCCGGCTATTGTGGTATCCGGTCTATTCCGACATTCATGGTAATTCATAATACAAAAATTCTTGGTTCAAAAGGGTCAAGTAGCACAGTTGAAATTGCAGACTGGCTAAGAAATCTTATCCCTAAGTAAGTATGCTAGTAGTAGGTGGCGGTATTGCTGGTTTTTATTGCGCTTTAGAATTACTAAAACGCAATAAAACTGTAACATTATGTGAAAAATATAAAACAGTTGGTGGAAGAATTGATACATATAATAAAAATGGCTATCAATGGGAATCTGGCGCTGGACGTATTTCTAAAGCCCATACTATTATTTTAGGACTTATGAAAAAGTACAATCAACCAATTGTACCAATTTCAAAAGAGATACAATATAAAAGAGATGGTACATCTTCTATTGAGCCAAATCTATTTGAAAGTAATACACAAGCATTTTTTACACCATTAAATAATCTAGATTCTAAAGTGCTGGCAAATTCTACACTAAAAGAATTATGTGTAAAAATACATGGAAAAGAAAAAGCTGAAGAATATCTTGATAGATTTCCCTATAGAGCTGAAATAGAGGTTCTTAGAGCAGATTTAGGATTAGAAGTGTTTAAAAAAGGGGCTGAAATGGCATCTCATGAAGGATACTTTGTTGCCGCAAATGGATTACACAAACTTATCGAAGCAATGGAGAAAGATTTTATAGAAAAGGGTGGCAAACTTTTAACAAATCATAAATTAATAAACATTGTTGATAAAAAAGAATATATAGAAAGTGAATTTTTAATTGATTCTAAAAGCATTATAATAAAATCAGATAAAGTTATTTGCGCAATGGAATCTGAGGCTTTCAAAAAAATACCTTTCTTTAAAAACTTTAAGGTTTTAGAACATTTACGTATGGAACCTCTTATGCGTAACTATGCTGTATATGATAAACGATGGTTTTCTGACTACACTAGAATTGTATCAAAAGGTCCTATACGGTATTTCCTCCCTATTAATTACGAAAAAGGTATAGCTATGGTAAGCTACACAGATTCTAGAGATACTACTAACTTTCATAAGATTCTAAAAAAATATGGTGAAGATTCTCTTGGAAAACATATTCAAAATAAATTAAATGAATTATTTGGCAAAGTTCCAAATTACAAGTTTTTCAAAAGTCATTATTGGAAACACGGCGCAACATATTGGTTACCTGGCAATTATGATCCAGCTGAAGAATCAAAAAAATCATTGAAACCATTTGACTGTGAAGTATACGTAGCGAGTGAATCATTTAGTTTAAAACAAGCATGGATGGAAGGTTCTGTAGAGCAAGGAAAAAAATTGTTTGATACTTATAGATTATAAATGGACGCACATTTTATTATTGCTTTGTTCCATCTTTTTATTGTTGTACCATTTCTTGGCTATGTATTTGTAAATCGTGCTGCGACACCAGAATATTTATATAATATATTATTTTTTGTTGGTATTTTTGTTCTAGTATATCACGCTTACAAAGCCGCTATACGTATTAAGAGTGGCTCTCCAATGTTATGGATAAGTTTAATACATGTTCTAGCAATTGCTCCTATTATGATATATATTGGCTATATGAGTAAAAAGACACCACGGTCGGCATACGAGTTACTTGGGCTTATTACATTCGCTGCTCTTGGCTATCACTTATATTCATTAGTTCTTCTTACACAAGTTATAAAAGATGAGGATTAATAATATCACCAGAGTAAGAATAAAACTCATCAGACTTATAAAATAATAAATTAATTCCTATAATATTTAAATTAATATTTCTACCTTTCCATTGCCTTGTATGACACCATTCAGCTTCAACAATATTGTCGAGTGCAATATAATTTTTAATAAATCCCCCATTTTTTATAACATTTTTATCAAAAATATATATGGCATCATCAATTACTACATCATGTTCGTACTCAGAATAAGAATTTGGTCTTACAATTTCCCAAACACCTTCTCCTCCTACACTACTACCATAAGGTATATTTTTAGGACCATTATATATTCTTGCTCTAGCATTAATTGAATTAGGAACTAAGAGATCAAAATTAATTTGCTCTAATAATTTAATTTCTGGACGAGTTTTTATATACCAGTCATAATCTAATTTATCTTTATATTCTTGTATAAATTCACACATTTTAGTTAGTTGTTTTTTAGGATTGATAACCTTGTATTTAAATTTTATAATATCTTCATAATTACTAAAATCATCTTCACAAGATATACCGGCATAATCTACTTGATGGTCTTTCATATAATCATTAAAAATAGATATATGGGATTTTAATGATTCATGTAATTTATGGTTTGATATAATAACTAATAATTTCATATAGTGTATTATAAATATACTTTAAATAATATATTCAAGAATTTTCTGTCTTTCTGGAGAAACTATACGAACACAATTAATTGAATGATAATAAAATGCTGTAGTCGATGAGAAGTGTGTTTTACAGGATGTACAACTATTATCTCCATCAAGAATCATATCAGTTTCATTTTTAAAATGCTTTCGCATACAATGAATTCTACGATTCGCTTTTGTAATTGCTTCAAACTTACATCCATCAAAACAACACTTGAAAGTGTCTATTTTATTCGTATCCCTATCCTTGTGTTTTGATAACTTATGAAGTTCTAGAGAAGTCTTTTGAATGAAATCTTTTTTACAAATGTCACATTCAAAAGGTAGTTTTCCTTCATGCTTCTTCATATGGTAATACATTGTATTCTGATTCTCTTTTACAACATTACAATTAGGACAAACAAACCAACCTTGTTCGTTCTTAATATACTTTGAAGACATTATGGACTGTAGAATTTATTTAAAAAATTTTTTTTCAAATTTTTATATATTTAGTGTTATTAATGGATAAACTTCCGTCTGATATTAAACATGAAAAGTATTTTTCATCTTATATACCAAATGAACTCTTTTGGGGAATAGGGATAGAAAATGAAACATATCTTGAAATTTTAACAAATAAAAAGGTGCCTGGAACTTTCTTTAAAAACCAGAAACCAGAACGTTATAGTGTAAATTATTATAAAACATATCGCAATGGTGAATTTAATAAAGCACTTGATACGATTATTGATAAAGATAAAGAATATAATTTACCTATTCTTATGAACTGCCATGAATTAACGAAAAATGACTTATCCGGCCAACCTATGACAAATTATGATAAAGGCTCAACTCTGAATAAAAACTTTTCTGGTAAGACTGTAATTGAATATATGAAAGAACAAAATGAATACTTTGAAAAAGACTATAATATGAGTTATTGTTTTGATGGTGATACTATTGAATTTATGACTCTTAATTTTTATAAAACAACAATACAGCATGTCATTGATGAACTGAAGCATACTAAAAAAACATTTATAAATAATTTAAATAAACTGAATCTGCCAATAGCAAAAGATACTACATTTGTATATCCAAAGGGAAACTATGGATTCGCAAGATTTACTACAAATATGAATAATCTTGCTATATTTAACAATGGAACTTATCATTTTAATTTTACATTACCAACTATGTTAAATGCAAATATGGAGATCAAAGACAGACGAGCATTTGATAGACGACATGCTATGGCAATTCGTATAATTCAAGTCATGGAGCCCTTTTTCATAGCAAAATATGGAAGTGGCGATATATTATCATTAAGTGAAAAATACAGAAAAAGATATCCAAGAGGTTCTCAAAGAGTCGCAGCATCAAGATATATTGGTGGTGGAACTTTCGATACAAATAGAATACAAACTGGTAAATTGCTACAAGGTAAGTCTAAAATATACGCAAGAGATTGGTATAATGAATTATACGAACAAATCAATTATGAAAAAAATGATTTAATAGGTTTCGATATTAATTTCAATAAGTTTAAAAATCACGGAATAGAATTACGATTC